CGAACCGCCAGGACCAGTAGGCGTTACACCTTTCCGTTGTAAATATTCTTCGTAGTCGTTAATTAAGTTGACGCCCCATTCTTCCAGTTGAGCTAGTTCCTTGTCCATTACTTAATATGTGATAAAATAAGTTTTTCTCTAGGCGTATGCCCAAAAGTCTGCCTCATCCACGTGAGCCAGTTATTCGTTCCTTTGTTCTGATTACATTTCCTGCAGGATGGTACCAAGTTTCTCGTTGTCGTTTCTCCTCCATAAAAACGAGGTATAACGTGATCAAGAGTAAGTTCATGTAGTTCATAAGATTTTCCACAATAGACACATTGACAGTTGAAGTGTTCCTTGATGGCTTGACGCCATAGCCGTTTCGCTTCAGGGCTAGTCATGGTTATTAGATTTTGCAGGTAGTGATCAGGACTGGGGAGCAGCGGGGTCATGCTTTCTTGCCTTTACGGGCTCTATTCTTAGATGCAATTTCAAGGGTTGTAGATCCATCCTTTTTGTGGGATACATCTTTACCATCTCCATTACCATAGGTGCCACGTTTACGATTCTCTTTGTTGAGTTCGGTACGTTTCCGTATCTGTAAGGCGCTGCTATCATACTTCTTTTGGTATGATTTGTAGTTACCGTTGGCGTATTTTGGTCCGCTGTGGTTAGACTTTCGGGCCATACAACCTCCGCTGTACTAGTTCTGGATCAACTGTTGGCATAATAGATACCAACTTATCAAGTGGATTACCCTCAAGAGCAATACCACTGATGTCATTTTTGGCTAGCCAGTCACACGCAGCCTTAAGGTCTTGTGTGCTGGCTTCACCGGATTTAATACGTTGTAGGAACTCAGTGGTTACGAGGTTATGAAGCTCGTTAAACATGTCCTCCGATGCTTTTTTCTTAGCCATTTCTCAGTACGATCTGGTCTAACTTGTTTTCAATACGGATCATGTGATCCTCCATTTTTTGAAGAGCTGAGGATAGTTCTTCACGTTGGACGTACTTCTCTGCAATACGAAGTTCAACACGGTCAATACGTGAGTCAATGTCAGAGATGCGAACGTTTATGCGTGAATGAAGAGCTACAACAGCTGTAAATAAGGCAACTGTGCCAGAGACAACGGCTTCAATCATGATTGCTGCATAGGACGAAAGGACATGTACCAGCCGGAACCTTGACCTTCAACTTCCCAGCGAGGTAACCAGTTCTTCCAAGAGTATTTAACGGATTTACCGCCTTTGCCAATGGTGACATAGCCGCCGTTGACGTTATCCATCTCACCGTAAGGATCATGAAAGATGCCTTTATCGTTATCATCACCGATAAGAAGCATCCAATGACCGCCACCTCTTGGTGCAGAAACGTGTCCCTTGTGGAGAACACCTGTTGCCACAGGAAACCCCATGTTGAGTTCGTTGAGGAGCGTATCCTTTGTACCTTTTTGAGAGAAGGTAGCAAGGACTCCGTACTGCTTACAGGCTTTGAGATGGGAGGTGTATTCAGTTGTATCACCGTATTTAAGGACAGTCCTTAGATAATCATCATCTGCATTACTACCTTTCAAGGCATCAGGACGGAGATACTTGATTGCCATAGCACACGTAGAGCTAAAGCACATCCGATCTCCGTGACCTGTTGCACTATCAGTTTGTGGGTAGTACTGCCTTACGTTAAGCAGTACCATGATGTTTACTTAGGGAACAGTCCGTTTTCAATAAATTCGACAGCCTTATCATCGATAGTGTTGTCGGTGGACTCAGAGACTCTTTTAAGGAGGTCAACGATCAGACGCTTCACTTGGGTAGAACCCAGGAAGGTGAAGAGGATCGGACGGATAATTGCAATCATTGTTCTAAAAGGGGTAAAGGTTTACCAAGGCACCCCAGCCGCAGAGACCGGAGTAATTTTAGTATCGATCTGGTTTTGGAGTGCTGCTTCAATTTCAGCAACTTTCTCTTCACCGCCAAGTGCAGTCTTGACCCACTCAACGACAAGAGCTTCAGTCAAGTCAGCAAACTCAACCGACACTTCGCCGTCAAGACCGATCGAACCGTAGGCACCAGCGGAATAGAAACCACCGGACTCACTGTTAGGGTCAACCTGATCAGACAGAGCGTTGACGGTGTAGTGGACGGTGTTAACTTTGCCATCAGCGACGTTGCGCTCAAGATTGGCGACTTTCCAAGTAAAAGTGGTCATTGTTAAATGTAAAGGTTTAATGGTGGGTGCAGCCTGTTAAAGGTCGGCTGCGACACCTTTTAGTAAGTAGGACTACGCACTCTCAAGAGCTGCCTTGATCTCATCTGCCGACTGAGCAGCATCAATCACGTCCTGAATCAAGGCGTACTTGAAACGGATCTGCTGGCGAACTTCCTCTGCGGCTGCGTTATCAGCAC